TGGCGTGCAGGGACAAATGGACACAAGTTACCGTTAGATGAGCGTGAAGGGTATGATGGGGCACTCGTGGTCCAGGCATCCACGGCAGCTATTCAGAATCCACGAGTGACGAAAAAGAATCTCATTAAGATTCAAGCAGAAGATCCCGATGCGTTCATGCGTGAATCATTGGCGCGATTTAGTATTGGGTCAAGTGGATTTTTGAGTGCAGATCTCGTCACCGCTGCCATCATGAAGGGATGCAAGGAACGGACGCGGGCCATGAATGAGGGGGGTGCTATCCAGCCATTCTATATTGGGACGATGGACCCGGCCTTTCGACATGATAGTTTTGCTTTTTCCATCTGGCACATGGAGGCTGATGGGACGGTAATACAGGACTTGCTCAAAACGTGGACTCCGGACAAGAAGTCCAAAATTAGTCTTGATCCAACCTTGATCATTGCGGAAATTGGTTACCTTGTCAAGCAATGGAAGCTCTCCCTTGTGTATTCGGACCAGTATCAGCTGGAAAGTCTCCAACAGTTGGCATTGAATTATGGCTTTTCTATCATTGGGTCGGACTTCACAGGGAAAAGCAAAGCCAAAATGTACGGATCCTTACTCCAGCTAATGCGTCGAGGGAAGTTGAAGCTCCTGGATATTCCCGTAATTTACCAGCAGTTGACACAATTACAAAAGAAACTCAATGCCATGGGGAATGTGCATATTGCCGCACCACCCGGAAAGCATGACGACGTGGCCTCCGTGGTGGCGCTCGGTGTCAGTGTGGCGCTCCAATCCCAACCGAGTGTAAAGCCACCAGAGCGGAAGAAGACACTCTTTCTAGAGGGAATTGAGTGTATTCGGCGAAAGAATCAAGTTCCAGAGGAGATATGGGTCTAATGACAACAGAAGAACTCGTCATCGAAATGTTGGAGATGGTCCGAGAGAATCAGAAGTCCACAGCGGATTTGATGAAGTCACTCGTGCTAGCACAGGCCAGTCAAGCTGAGATGTTCAAGTCATGGCTCGACATGTTTAAGCCGCCGTCAGCACCACTCCCATCCTCAACCGCTGATGAGCGTGCTCTTGCCCGTGAGCAGATACAGTCTGGCGATTGGGAACCACTCGATCCAGCCATCATTCAGGAAGTGCTTAATGGATAATCCGCAGAAAGTTGAATTCCTTGGACCAGTGACAGATGAACAACTGGCCACCGCCGCAGGATCAACACCAACGTTGCAGGAAGGACAGTTGATTGCCGACACATACACAAAGTATGAAGAGCGTCGGGCACTCAGACGTCCGTACGAGGTGCAGTGGTACTTGAACGCCTCGGCACTCCGAGGATTTCCGGACGTTCGCTGGAATGCGGACTTGAATCGACTTGAAGTTCGGCGTGAGCCTGCTCATCGAAAACGGTATCGAATTAATCACATCAAGCCAAAGTATATTGCCCGAGTGGCGAAGTATACCAGGATTCCGCCCAACCCCACGATTGTTCCTGCCACAACGGATCGGGAAGATATCTTCAATGCCAAAGCGTCACAGAAGGCATTAGAATACTTCACGAGAAAGGGATCGCTTCGTCAGAAGTGGGTTCGTGCCATGCAGTGGGTGCCAATCACGGGTAAGGCATTCTGGGCCATTCGATGGAATGAAGAAGCCATTAGTCATGCCCCAACCCAGCTGGATGGAAAACTCGCACCGATTATGGGCGAAATCGAGGTAGAGTTTTGTAATGCCTTTGAGATTCTTCCAGCGGACCCAGGCATTGAAACCATGGCACATCAGCCAGAAATTCTGCGCGTCCGCCTCGTTCCAACGAAAGATTTAGAGAAGCAATATCCGCTTGCGGGAAAGATTCCAGCGGAAACTGATGCGAATGATATGTTTATTTATCAGCGCCAGATTGCCGATTTGGGCACTCGCCAACAGGGTCTTGCGTCTCGCCAGGGCTCAAGTGAAGAGGATCACAAGAACACCCACACGTTGATGATCGAACGGTTCACGGCTCCGTGTGCGGAATATGAGAAGGGACGCTACATTGTTGTGGCCGGACATCGACTCCTGAAGAATCAGGATTCATTACCTGGAAACTTTGCCTACCTGACGGAGAACCCATACCCGTTCGTTGAGTTATGTGATGATAATGCGCCTGGGCAGTTCTGGCCTGATGCCTTTGTGGAACGGATGATTGGACTCCAGAGTGAGTACAACGAATATCGGTCCAAGATGGGTGAAAACTTGGCCATGCACTTCTTCCCAAAGCTGGTGACTCCGAAGCAATTGGCGCTCGATGACAATGCCTATACGTCGGAAGCGGGAGAGCGGTTGAATGTGAATTGGATTCCCGGTATCCCAATGCCAACATTCCTTCAGCCAGCCTCTGTGATTGGTGATGCGTGGAATATTCTGAACATGATTCGGAAAGAGATGGATGATGTCACACTGATCTATCCGAGTGCAACAGGAGGGGCTGGGGGTGCGAGTAGTGGATTTCAAACCACACTGTTGCAGGAAGCTGCAGACCAGGTCCATGGTCCAGCAATTCTACGGAATGCGCTTGCCCTAGAGGAAGCGTATTTTAAGATTCGTCATCTCCAAAAGCAATTCTATGACATTCCGCGAATGATCTCCATTACGGGAAAGTCAAACATTCCTGAAGTGTATGAGTTCTCAAAGGACACTATTGATGAGCATAGTGAGATTCGGATTGAGCCGGATACCATGATGCCACAGTTGCGTGCGGCCAGGGTGGACCAGATTCGTCAGATGTTTACGGATGGACTGTTTGGGGATGTCACGGATCCAAAGGTGCAGCGACGGGCGCAGGACATGCTGCGAATGGCATTCTCGGATTTCGAGATTGAACGGAACCAGCGAGATGAAGAGCAGGCGCAGATGGAGAATATCAAGATGATCTCCGGACAGCCGCTCACGAAGCCGCAACCGTGGGAAAACCATGAAGTCCATTGGGAAAGCCACATTGATCTGTTTAAGAGTTCAGAGCAGGAATTGTGGAGTCCTGAGCAGCGGATGGCGAATATCTTCCATGCGCTCTGTCATTTAGTGTATTTGAATCCCGCTGAAGCTCAGACCATGTCTCGGGAATTTGGCCTAGAACCAGCGATCGTGGAAATCATTACCGCATTAGTGCCGCCTCCCCCACCTCAGCCACCCGCTCCTCCGGGTGGAATGGACCCCAACATGATGGGGGGTCCTCAGAGCGGAACACCATTAGTTGATCAACTTGTGGGTCCCCCATTGACACCCCCAATGTAATGTGGTATAATGTCCCTCATTAGTTTCCCAATGAACTATCCTCCATTGGGCCATGTCTCCAAGATGACGCGATCAGAGAGTGGTTTCAAAAGCACACCATAACACCATCCGGTGTATGGCCTTTTCAGCGTGAACTCATGTCAGATCTCACTTCTACAGACGTTTCGTTTACTCCCGGCACGATTGACTTCACGGCGCTCCACGCCAAAGCCATGGCGATGCCAGAGGATCCAACCATTAGTAAGGAAGAGAAAGCAGCCGCAGCGGTTGCGACTCAGCCTACAAATGATGAAGTAGCCACGGTCACCACACCCCAGCCTGAAGGGACGGAGACTGTCAAGACTGAATCAACACCCAACGTGGTCGATCTCGCAGATGATGCGATGGTGCGGATCAAGGTTGATGGAGTTGAGCAGATTGTCAGTTATAAGGACTATAAGGATGGGATCCAGAGAGAAGCGACGTTTACCAAGCGTATGCAGACTCTGGCTCAGCAGCGTCGAGAGGCGGAAGCTGAGATTGCTCGTCAAGCCGCAGAAGTGCAGCGCCGTTTCGAAGAGGTCGAAAGCGCCAAGCAGCGACTGAATGAGAATGACCCGATGCAGGCATTGGCCAAGTTACTGGCCCAGCAGGCAAATCCGGCTCCACCTCAAGCAGATCCGAACGAGATTGCAACGATTGGAGAAGTCCAGCAACGACTGGAAGAACTTGCCAAGCAGCAGACCGCGCAACAGAAGGCGCAGTCTGAGGAGTTTCTAAAGAGTGTTCAACTAGCGGCAGCGAAGCTCCGCGAGGAACAGGCCATTCAGGCCGACGCTCAGAAGTTCTCCGCAGCGTTAGCAGCGAACTTGTCGAAGGACGAGTATAAGGTGCTCAACGAGGTGGTGCCATTCACAGAGAATGCCATTCGGTATCAGGTGTCTCAGCTAGACCCAAAGTCAATTGATGAAGCCATTGAGTTTAGCGAGAAGGTGATGCAGGAATGGGTGGGTAAGATTCAAGCCACGTCAACGGAACTGGTGAAACGGCAAGAGGTCGCAAAGGCTCGTGCCAAGATGGAACCACCAACAGGCTCGCCTGCACCAATCCAAACTGCCAAGTCGCAGCCACAGAGTTTCCTGAAGAAGGACGGCAAGATCGATTGGCAAGTGTTGAGCGCGCAGGCAAAGGCCATTATTGATTCTCGCGTCTAACGCAGAATCGGAGATATAGTGTATGGCATTTGATTTTACCGCCGCAGATCCTATCCTGAAGGAAGTGTATCTGCCAGCCCTCCAGGAGTTGCTGAACAATGCAACGCCCCTGATGAAGGCACTTGAGAAGGAAATCACCCCGGTCGAGGGTGGATCGTTTATCGTCGCCGTTCACCGCACCCGGAACTCGGCTGCTGGTATTGGTGTTGCCGAAGGTGGCACGCTACCGACAGCGGGGCAGCAGGGCTACGTGCAGGCGTCGGTTCCTGTGAAGCAGCTCTATTCACGTATCAACGTGAGTGGAAAGGCTATCGCAGCAACAAAGTCGAATAAGGGCGCGTTCCTCAAGGCGCTCGAAAGCGAAATGAAGTATGTCATGACCGACACCAAGCGGGCGATTAACCGCCAGCTGAATGGTGACGGGACTGGTGCGCTCTGTTATTCCACGGATACAGATCAGACCTCGGGTATCGTGGTTGATGACAACCTGGGTAACGGGACCACATTGCTTCCAATTGGTGTGACCACTCTGGACTTGGTCGATGTCAGTAACAACGACACGATTCTGACTCAGGATGTGGTGATGACTCGTGGAGCGGTGGGTACAGCGTCTACAGCAGCGACATTCTCTAGCGGCAACCTGTCAGCGACAAAGGCTGATGGCGACTACTTCTGTTTGGCCAATACCCTTGGTCTGGAGATGGTCGGTATTCAGGGTGTGATCTCGGCATCTGACCCTGTGGTGGTTGCGGGCGGTGGGGGAGCACGGACTGGACTTCATGGTCTGGCGGTGGGAACCTACACGGATTGGGTGGCGCAGGTTCTTGGATCTGACTCCAGCCGTCAGGATCTCTCATTCTCACTGATTCAGCAGCTGATTTCGCGGATCATCACTGAGAGTGCGGCAGATGAGTCGGACATTAAGATGTTCCACTGCCATCCTGCGATGCGCGATACCTACGTGAAGCTGTGCCAGGACGAGCGTCATTTCTACAACGTGATGAAGCTTGATGGTGGATGGGAAGCCGTCACCTATAATGGCAAGCCAATCGTGGCTGACGTGCAGTGCCGTCGGAATGCACTCTTTGCCATCACACCAAGCTCAATGAGCATTGCTCAGATGGCGCCGCTGGACTGGATGGACAAGGACGGAAGCGTGTTCTATCGTGTCGGTGATACGGATGCATATGGGGCGACAGCCTTCGTGTACCAGGAACTGATGTGCAAGAACCGTAACCAGAACGGTGTGATTCTTGGCCTGAATGAGGTCTGGGTCTAATACTCTTGAATGAATATGGGCCATTTCGGTGGCCCATATTTAAGATAAGGACCATAATTATGGCAAAGATTACAGGTATTAAGGAGCCGACGCGCCTGCGTGGTGACTATGTGGATGCCTCATCAGCAACGACGTTGAAGGCGTCTGATAGTGGGAAGACTGTGTGGTGGAATTCTGCCACGGCTGTTACTGTCACACTTCCTCCTGTGTTGAAGCATCAGAAGGGCGTGTTCTTTGATTTCATTATCCGGACGGCTGCAACATCTGGAACTGGCCACGGTGTCAGCCCTGATGCCAATGATAAGGTGTGGACACCAGGAGCTACCCCAACGGATAACAAGGATGTGTACTTTGCAACGGCCGGTGATGCGGTGGGGAATGGCTTTCGTCTGACCAGTGACGGTGTGGACGGTTGGATTCTCACAGCATTGAACGGAACGTTGTCACAGGAAGCCTAATCGCTGGGCTCAATTGAATAAACCACGGATGGGGGCTTCGGCCCCTTTCGTGTTCTTAGAGGAGAAACACATGTACAGAGTCCCGGAAGATTTTGAAAAGCGCATCGAACGAGAGTTTGAAGGACGATTGAGGATTCGTTATTCGAAGCGAAAGAACGAATTCCACATTGAACAGAAGATCGGAAGGAAGCTGTCAAACGTCCCTGTTCTCGATTATGATGATGATCTGATCCGAAAGAAGGATGGGTATTTGTTTGTCCTCGCCATCAGTGTTGGGGATAGAAAGCCCTGTCCTCGTTGTGGACTCACGCTTCACGTGCCAGTGAAGGAATTCCGGGAAATCAGTTGTGACTTCTGCCGCATTCGTGGCATGGAGCACAAAACGAGTGGGGGATATTTTCCACTCAACGATAGCCTTATTGATTATCTGAAGAGTTTGGATCCCATTCGTGGTGCGTCGATGCGTCTTCGGGCCAAAGTGGATATGGCCAATCGTAATCACGCCATGGCTCTGGAAACAGAAACTATCAACACTGCACTCGATGCTGCGAATGACGACTTTAGTAAGATCGCGGGCATCCCACGAGTAGGATACACAGGAAGTACACACAGTGCGAACATTTAAGGACTTGCAAGACAGTGTGCTTAGTTGGATGGCTGACGAGAATGACACGGGCCTTATGCGTCAACTCGTCCAGAATCACATCAATCATTACCATCAACAGTTGTTGAAGGAAGAGCGATATGATTTCATGTTGTGGCCTCAAGCTGAAACCCTCACAGTGGTCACGAGCCAGACTGTTTATGCGCTGCATCCACGCTTTGAACAGCCGCTCTATTTCTACAATCCCACGACAAGTGAGTATCTAGAGGAAGTTCCGGCCAAGTCCCTTCTTGAAGCGGGTATTAATCTCGCGCAACCGAACATGGAAACCCCGAATCGGTTCATGCTGACGGGGATTAGTAAGCTCAAGCGACAACCGTCTGAAGCGAGTGTAATTACTGTAACGACCACTGGAGGGTCTGAAGCAGCGGCAAACTCTATTCTTATTACCGGAGTGGACTCTACAGGAGAATATGTTACGGAAACTCTCTCAAGTGAGAATCCATGGACGACCCTCACCTCATCGACATCCTTTGTCGTGATTGAGGATATCACAAAGGTCGGGGCAAGTTGGTCGAGAACTATCACTGTGACTGATGCGGATACCAATACCCTACTCGTACTCTTAGCGACAGAATATGGGCGCCAGTATCGGATGCTGGAATTCCTTGGAACTCCCTCTGCTGCGGCATCACTCTCATACCGATTCTATCGTAAGCCCCGACAATTGGTGTATGACAATGATATTCCAGATCTACCTGAAGGTTATGATGACATGTTGGTATTGAAGGGACTCATTGCGATGCAAGGGTACTCTCGTGCCACACCAGAAGAACTTCGTGAGTGGACATCTCGACTTCGGACACTTGAACAGAACTTGAAGATGACCTACCAACAGAGTCGGTCACTTGGTGGGCGACCAACCTTTACCCGGTACATTCCTCGTGGATAATTATCTCGAAATCAAAGAGTGGTCTGATGGCGTAATTAGTTCCATGCCACCGGATCACATTCCCAATAATGCGATGCCGTATGGAATTAACACGGCATTCAAGTCTATTGGTGGAGGGCAGACAGCGGTTGGAACACGGCCAGGGCTGACGCTCGTCAACTCTACAGCATTGAGTGGAACTCCAGAAATTCGATACCAGACTCCCTATAACTTCTTTGAAACGAACCAGTGGACAAAGTATCTCGTTACCGTAGGAAGTGATGGAAAACTCTATTACAAGAATGAAGATAACACATACACGAATGCATTAGTACCGCCCACAAATTATCCAGCACCATCAGGACTGGCATTCACGGCCCTTACAAATCATATGAACGGGACCGTGATGAACAATCGTCTCTACCTGACAAACGAAGATGGTGAGATGCGCTCACTGGTGGGTGAGGATTATGTACCGTGGGGATTGACACCATTTGCCACATGGGCTACGTCGGATGATGGTTCGGCAGGTGGGGCGTCAATGCCAGCCGAAACGTATGACGTGTCCGTGACCGCATATAACAATGTGAGTGGTGGAGAGTCCAGCACTGCAACAATTAAGAATGTCACGCTCGCAGCAAATCGCCGAGTGAAGGTGTCGATTACACCAACAGCGGCCGAGTCCGCCCAATACACACATTGGAAAGTGTATTTGCGTCGGCAAACGACCCAGGCAAAATTGTACCAGGTTCTGGTGTTTGAAGATACGGGTGGATCAACGATCACGACGACAGATGGGTTGATTCCCATTGCCACGACGAGCGCCTGGATTGATGCGTCAGCAGCCACTATTGCAAATCATATTCTTGAAGCACCATCGACAAGTGAGAACAATCCTCCACTAACGGGTATTCGACATGTTACTACATATGGGCGTCGGCTCCTGACAACGGATGGTCGTTACATCTATTGGTCAAAGATTGATCGTGGTGATAACTTTCGTCCCGAAGATTTCGAACCTATTGAAGATGGTAAGGGAAATGAGATTGAAGGATTTTTCCAGTATGCGGATAATCTTCTCTTAATCTTCCTCACGAACTCGTTGTGGGGACTCTATGGCAATGATCCTCAAACATGGGAACTCAACCCCATTGATACCACGATTGGGACCAGCGCGATCAGCTCTGCAATCGCAGCGAATGGACGTGTCTACTGGTGGGCTGATAAAGTTGGACCAGTGGTGTTTGACGGGAACGTCGTGACGAAGATTGGACAGGATCTCCTGGGCGCAGATACCGTGGTGGATGGTGTGAATGCGGATCGTCAAAATTTCATTAGCGCTGGGTATGATCCAAAGGACGGGCGAATCGTCTGGTCGTACACGTCCACATCTGGAACCCGGAATGATCGACTTCTGCCGTTCAATTGTCGGCTGAATAAATTTGAAGCCACGTATTGGGATCCGATGGACATTGCCTCACTCTCAGAGGGGGCAAACAGTGATGGAACGCAACGGCTCTTTATTGGAAACTATGAAGGACAAGTATTCTACTTTGACAACTTAGTCACGGTTGATGCGGTGCCAAGTGGAACAACGACTGGAACCTTTACTCCAGCAGCAACATCCGTCACAACGATTACCTCATCTGGATTCTATACAACAGGTGCAGGTCTTGCTGAGCGGAAGGTTCTTGTATGTGATAGTAGTAATATTCCTATCGCCCAACGGATTATTACGTCAAACACGAGTACAGTACTGACGCTGGATGTGGCCATTACAGGACTTGTTGTGGGACAGTCCTACACGTTCTATGTTGGTGGACCGAACTTCCGTTTCTACTCTAAGTGGTTCGACCACGATCAACCCTTCTTGCGAAAGAGATTCGATAGATTGTATGTGCATCTGAACTCATCGAGTGGAGGACAATATGCGAGCATCTCAACCCAGGTAGAGTTTCTTGACGCCACGTCGAGCGCCGATGTGGTGTTCGATCTGGAAGGTGCGTTGTGGGATGTATCTTTGTGGGATGTGGCGGTGTGGAGTGGTAGCTCATCATTTAAACGGCGGATTCCAATCTTTCGTAACGCGACCGCATTAAGAACCGTAATTTATTCTTTTACTCCAGGGCGAGACTTAGTGGTCTATAAGATGGGGCTGTTAAGCAGACTTCTCAGCGATCGGTATTATGGCACATCGTAATAACCAATTTGATGCCACGCATCAAGATCGATATCATCCGTTTAGTCAATATGAATATGTAGATGTGAGTTTTGGTGCAGCCAATACGGACACACCTGTCTACTATCAGATCCTTCGGCCAAACAATCCAGATGATGTCCGGTTCTTGGACGTCTCGCGTGGCGCTGTCTACACGGGTGGCGCCGACTCTGTGCCGCAAGTGTATCTGTCCGCGAGTCCAAGCCGACTTTTGGCAGGTCAAGGATATGTGATGTTGCGGTCTACTGTCGCAAACTATTCTACTCGGTTACTTCTTTTCGTGGAGCGATAATGGCCATTTCCATTCCTTATACATTTAGTACTCAGACGACTATCAGTTCAGCACAGGTCAATGATAATTTTTCCAGTTTGCTGAATGCCCTCGATAAGCGAGGAGACACACTCACTGGAAATCTTACTGTCTCTGCTGGTGTGACAATTGATGGTGTTGACATCAGTGCGGTCATTGGCAGTGGCGGAACACTACTAGCTGTCAATGGGTCAGCGGTCACAAATCTAAATGCCACACAGTTGACATCTGGAACAATTCCTGATGCTCGGTTCCCATCAACGCTTCCGGCAGCAAGTGGAGCAAATCTCACAGACTTGAATGGATCAAACGTCTCTTCTGGTACTGTGGCGACTGGACGTATTGCGTCAGCACTCACGGGGAAAGAACTCACAGGGTACAGTGAGACACAGGTGAATGATACAATTTCTGGAAATACCCTCACTGTGGATATGGCGACGGGAAACCATCGGGCGGTGACTCTCAATGCAAACATCTCGACATTCACACTTTCGAACAAGCCATCGAGTGGCAAGGCGGCAGCGGTCGTACTCACGGTGACGTATCCAGACAACACGACCCGTACGATCGCGTGGCCCACAGGAACAATTTGGCCTGGAAATGCGGCGCCCACACTCACATGTACGAATGGGCGCAAGGACATTTTCTGCTTATATTTCTTTGATGGTGGAACTGTTATTTTCGGGACCATCATTGGACAAAATTTCTACTAATGCCTATCGCAACGATTGCTCTTCGGAACCAGCCCCTCGTGCTCACCTATTCTGGTGCGGCTT